CTGTGCCGCCAGCAGGGCCAGGATGCCGGTGTACTTGCCCTCGGCGTTGGTGGTGCCGATCACGTTCGAGGTGGTAGTGGCCGCGTCAGCGCCTTCCTCGACGCGCACCACGATGGTGGGCGCCTTGGTCTGCAGAGCGATCGCGCGCAGGGTGCCGCGCAGCGTGCCCTGCGTGCCGGCCTTGGCCTGGCCCGCCTGAACGTCGGTTACCAGGACCGGCGTGTTGAGCGGGTAGGCGGCAGCATCCGCGTCGGCCGCAGTGCAGACCACGCCGATCACGGCCGTGGAAATGAAGCGGATCGGGCGCGAGCCCTCGTTGATCTCGATGACGCGCACGCCATGGTGGCGATCGGTGATAGCCATGTGTTCTCCAGGTGAGGATTGGGCCGGGGTGGCCAGGTCGATAGGAAATCGGATAAGCCATGTTGCCCCGCGCACGCGCGAGACGCACCAACTGGCGTATGTGCCCGCAGCGGGTACAAAAAAAGCCGGCGCCCATTCCTGGGTCGCCGGCTGAAAAGGGCATGCGCGGGGGTCAGCTGGTCGCTTTTTGGTCCATCACGGCCAGAACGTCGGGATTCGCCTGCAGGAAGCGGGCCAGCTTCTCCAGCGGATCTTCGTCGGCGCCGTCGTGCTGCTGCGGATTGGTGGAGCCGGTCATGACCCACTCGACAAAGTTCCAGCGTGGCCAGGTGTTCTCTGGCCAGGTGTCGCGCGCCGGCGGCGGCGTCTCGGTGGTGCGCGCCGGAAGGAGATAGACGCCCGGCTCGAGCGGGCTTTCGTCGGCTTCGGTCTCGCCCAGGTAGCGGCCGGCGACGTCGAACTGGTACACGGTTTTCGATGACATGGTGCCGCTCCTAGAACTTGATGCACGCCAGCAGCGCGACGTTGCGCGGCCGGGCCTCGTTGCCGCCGCTTTCGCCAACAGAAACGCTGTGCGAGTGTGAACCGGCCGAACCGGTGCTCTTGGACGTATTGCTGCCCCAGATGCCCGAGTGCGCATTGCCTGCAGCCAGGTCCTTGCCAGCCTTATTGATCGGCCCGTTGTCGGTAAAGCTGTGCGAGTGCGAACCGTTGGAGCTGGTCGAGCCGGTGTGGCCGTGTGCCAAGTTCTGGCTGGCCTGGATCGTTCCCAGAGCGCGGTCCTTGTCGACACCGCGCCCGTCGTCCAGCCCTCGGATGAACTCACCGCGTAGGTCCGGGACGTTGAAGGTATTCAGGCCGTCGCCGGCGCCCCAGCTAGTGCCGATCGCCGCGAACAGCCTGGCGTATGCTGTCCGGCTCACCGCCGCGCCATTGGCCTTGAGCCAGCCCGAGGGGGCGGTCGACCGCGCGAAGTAGGCGACTTGAGAGGCAGGGGTCAGCTGGTCGGCTTCAGCCTTGCTGTAAACGTCCAGGTTCTGCCGGGCTTTGGCCTTGTCCTGCAGGTCGGCCAGGTTGGCATCTTCCTGCAGCGCGCCGGTGAGCTGGCTGGCTGGTTCGTTCTGGACCGCGATCAGGCGTGTGCCGGCTGCATAGGCTGTGCCCAGGGTCAAGCGGAATTCATTCACCGGATCGGGTGTCCATCCCCCGGCGCCGGGGCGCTTGAACAGGCGCTCGCCGCCTTGTTCGCTGCTGGTCTTGATGTAGACCGCCAGGCCCACGGTGCTGGTGATTTTCAGGTCGACCACGACCTGGTTGGCGAGCAGTATCACCTCCTCCTCGATGGTGTTCACCACCACGGTGAATTCGCCGGCGTCCGTCCATTCGATATCACCATCCTGGTTGGAGCGCTTGCGGGCGATCTGGCCAGTACGGCCGCCAGGCAGCAGCGCCGCCATGCTGACGTTCGCCGCCAGCCAGGTGCGCGTGACGACCGACACGGCCGACAGCTCGATATTGACGATATCCGCGTTGGTCACGATGAAGTCCATACGGAACACGGCGTCCGCGATCGCGCCCTCCCCTGCCTTTGGGATGTACACCAAGGGCAGGTTGGCGATCGCGAACATGCCGCCGGCGTCGTCGTAGATCGCCATCTCGCGGGCATAGAAGCCACCGTTTGATGCCGGCACTACCAGCTCGACCGTGTAACGGGATGGGTCGGCTGGATCCTGGAATACGGCGTTCGGCGCGGCGCGCGTGCCGGCGATCTCGCGCACCAGCTGCGTCATCTCTATGTCCGGCGTCATTTCGATGCCGCCGCCGTCGCCCACGGCCATGGCGGTCAGCTTGATAGGTACGCCGGTGGCCTCGGCCTTGGCGATCTGCTTCAGCCCATAGAGGGTGTGAATAGCTCGGTAATTCATCGTCGGTCTCAGTTCGTAGCGGGTTTCTTGCAGTGGCAACCGTCAGGGTCGTACGGGTCCAGCAGGTTGTCGCAGAACCAGGTGGCCAGCTGCTTGCGGAAGCCGCGGCCCTGGAACTTGTGGCGAGTGACTCGGGCCGTCACCAGCAGTTCGCGCGGCAGCTCGAGGAACAGCACCGACAGGACCACCACGTTGTAGAGGAAATCCATCAGCAGGCCCAGGTACAGCAGGGGCGTGCCCAGCTTGCGCGCGTCGGGCGTGAGCGTGCCGGCATCTCGGGCGCGCTGCAGGCCCATCACAGCCAGGTAGAACAGCCAGAGAGGGTAAAGTGCCAGGATCAGCGGCGCACGCAGGATGGTGATGAGGATTTTCATTGGACAAGCTCCTTAAAGGCAGTGATAAATTCTTGAGGTGCCAAGGCCACAGCCTTGGCGTATTCGATCTTGATAGCTGCTTTCGCTTCATCCGCCGTAGTGGCTGATGCCACTTCCTCGACTTGAGGGATATCCAGCAGCACTTGACGAAGTACCTTGAATTCTTCGAGCAGGCCTTCGGCAATTGCGATGCCGGTCAATACGTTCAACAGTTCCCGGCGCATGTCTCGGAACTCCTGCATGTACTCGGAGCGCTCCTGTTCGACAGCGACCAGCTCCGCTGCCGTCGAAGCATCTAACTCCTCTTGGCTGAGCGTCACCAGCTCGCCGTCCTTGTAGGCCTTATGCATATTTCCTCCCGAAGACACGGAACCGGCCAGTTCCGGTAGTGCCGATAAATACGAAACCAATCCCAGTCAGTACGAGATTCGACGCAAGCGTGCTGCCCCCCGTTCGATTTGTACCGAGTCTGGACGAGTCTGAACGTTCTGCTGTGGCCCAATACGAAACGGCAATGGTGCGGGCGCGTGGTAGCAAGAACTCATACGCCCCCGTTTGGAGGAAGGACGAGGTCATCCCCCACAGAGTGTTAGAAAGGTGGACGCCGTCTATGCCGCCGAAGTACGTACTGCTAGTCACAGCGCTAGTACCGTTAGTGGATACGCGAACACCCATGACGGCATCATTCACCACCGAGTTCCTGGCGTTCTCGAACACGAGCCGGAACTCGTCGTACTCAGGGAACTGGCTGAAGATGTTGTAGAAGCCCACCTCCGATACGGCAGTCGTAGCGTTCGTGTCCGCGAGCTGCACCCAGCGACCGGAGCCCGAGGACTGCGGCAGATCGTTCTGCAACTGGCTCAGCTTGGTCAGGGTCAAGCTATCCCACACTTTGCGCCACGTACCCCAGTTGTTACCGGTGTTGTCCGCGCTATCGTCGGTGCGCACCATCAGGCCATCAGCTTCGCCGGCAAGGACAAGCTGGGTACGCTGGCCAGCGCCGGACATTTGCAGGCCCACAGCGTCATAACCTCCACTGGAGGCAGGCGCACCCGTAGCAGTGCCAGCAAAGCCGAAGAATCTCGAACCGGTGAGACTGTCCAGATCGGTCTCTTGCTTGTTGGCGAGGACCGCGTTTACGAGGCTGACGTTGGAGTTGTTACCGAGGGTCAGGGTTTTGGTGGCCGGGGTGTAGTACCACGGGGACGCGTTACCGGGGACGTCATACAGGCCGACCACTCCGTCACTGTCCCTGGCGTACAGGTAGTTGCTACCCACGGCGGTCTGGAATGCCAGGCGTCGCTCTGTGATGCCGGCTTGAGCGCGAAGATTCAGTGGGCCATCCACGAACAATTGACCAGTTCCCTTGAAACCAAGGATTAGGTGCACGTTGGTGTCACCGCCAGCCGTGGACAAGCGTGGGCTAGTGCCCGCCGCCGAGGGGGTGGCTACGATGTAGTTCACGGAGTTTGCGGTACCCGCTACTTGAAAGCCCGTACGTCCACCACTCGCGAATAGATGATCGCCAGTGCCTTTTGCGTTGTAGGCGAGACCTATGTCTGTATCGGCGCCTCGTGCCTCCAGGGTTGGGCGCCCCCCTGCCGCAGCACCGTAGACAGCAAAATTATTCACTGCTGTGAAAGGCCCGCGAATCTGGAACTGAACTCCACCATTGCTACGGAAGAAGAAGTCTCCCGAGCCCTTAGCGCCGAAATCAATCCCTACATTGGCGTCCGCACCCTCTGCAATGAATGTCGGGTTGCCACCCGCGAGTCCGCCGTAGATTCGAGTGGAGTTGACCACCGGATTGGCAGCATTGAACCCACCGACCTGTAGGTGTTGTCCTGCTGCGTTTCGGAAGTCGAACCTGCCACCACCCTTGGTGCCGAGGTACATCCCCACATCTGTGTCTGTACCACCAACAGTAATAGTCGGCGCTCCTACGGCCTTACCGGATAGCTGCAAGAAGTTCTCTGCATTGGCGTAGATGTTTCCAGCGGCCCACAGGGTCTTCGTGTTGAAGTCCTGAGCGCTACTACCGTTGATGTTCGCCTTGCCGTTCAGCTCCTGCTGCACGGTCCGGCCGCTGCTGGCCTTGACGAGCGTAGCACCAGTGTTTGCAGCCAGGCGCTGCTCGAGCACGCGCTGCTGCTCGATTTTCTCGCTGAGCTGCGTCTGGATGCCATCGGCCAGCCTTGCCATCGACGGTACAGGACCGCCTTCGGTCTGGATCACGGTGTTCTTGTCGCCATGCGTGAAAACATGAACGAGGTCCGAGTCATTGTTAAATTGCTCGACTTTGCTTGTAAGACTCATGAGTTTTCCATTAATTTGGGAAGTTTCGTGTGCACCTGGATATGGAGCGCATCGACCGCCGCCTCGGTCTCCCGTACGCCGTTTGCCGCCGCCTCGAGCATCAGTGGGAAGCCGTCAATATCGAACTGCACGTGGGCCTCAACGCCCACCGATGCAGCGACGGCCCTGCGGGTCTGGGCGATGGTCGAGACGCGCGGGACAATCTCCGACAGGTGCGACCTGGCGTTCTTGGCATCGGCCACGACGCCGCCGATCTTGTCGAGCATGGCCTTGTCGAAGCCGACCTGGTCGGCGGTGACCACCAGGCGGAAAGTGAACGGCGCGCCGCGTGGCATCAGCTGGAACCACTCCTGCACCTCGATCTGCAGGCCCATGGCGCCCAGGGCCTCGCGCAGCGCGCTAATGGTGCCCTTGAGCCGGTGGACCTTGATGCTCGAGGCGATCGCCGCACGCTTCTGGCTTTCGAGCCAGGATGACTCCCAGGCATCGACTGACATGTAGTTGGCCAGCCAAGGCAGCCAGGCCGGCGGGCAGGCCTCGGGCTGGAACAGCTCACTTAGAGGGATGGGAAGATCGCTCAGGCGCGCATTGACCTGGGCCACCTTTCGTTCCAGCTCAGTGGCGTTCGGTGGCAACAGGTCAGCCATGCACTCCCCCATAGATCACCTTCGAGGCGGTGCAGTGCGGTGCCTGGGTGTCGTTGGTCTGCACGCTTGCAGTCGGCTTGACCAGGTTGACCCGTTCGATGCCGTTGACATGCAGGGCCGCATGGATGCCGGATATCGCCACCTCGCGCCCGATCCGGTGGCACGATTCCAGGTAGGCGGCGAGGCGGTCGTTGGCCTCGGCCATCACCAGGTCTGGATCCGGGCCGGGGAAGGTCCACAGCGTGGCCTCGACCTGGTACGGCAGGATCTCGGCCGACTGGACGATGACGTTGTCGGTGAGCGGGCGCGCCGTCTCCGAGTTCACTGCGGCGGCCACGACGGCCACCAACGGGTCGTCGGCGGTGCCATTCCCTTCCCGGGACAGGACCGTGACCAGGACAGTGCCCGGTGCCGGGCTGGTAGCTGCGGCATCGAGCACCGCGCCGCTCGCGTTCATGGCCGTGGCCCGGTAGGCGCCGGCAGGGCCGGCCACGGAAAAGCCCTCCGGGGCCATCTGGATGCGCCGGCGCAGATCTTCGTCGCCTTCCATCACCGCCGGCTTGCCGGCCAGCAGGTCGGCCGGTTCGATCACCAGGCGCTCGACGCCCATCAGCGCGCCCAGGTGGTCCAGGTCGGTGCCGCGCGCATAGGCCAGCATCAGGCCGCGGGCGCGGTCGTTGAACTGCTGGCGGAGCAGCATCTCCCGGTAGGCGTTCTCCTGCAGCCACAGCACCAGGGGTTCCGATTCGATCTGCAGGGTGGCCGTCACCTCGGCACGCTTGTCGGCCGGGTACAGGGCTACCAGGGCGGCCTTGCGCTCGGCCAGCAGGGTCTCGAAGTCGATGGTTTCCAACAGCTCGGGCGGCGCCAGGCGGCTCAGGTCGATTGCGGTGTTGCTCATGCTGCAGGGCTCCCAAGGGTGACAGGTACGCTGGTATTGACGCGCTCGCGCGAGATCGTGGTGGTGCCCTCGATCTCGATAACGAGCGTTCCTGGTGCGGCTGCGTCAAGCGAGAAGCCCACGCGCTCGAGCTTGAGGCGCGGCTCCCAGCGCATCAGTGCGGTGGCGACGGCGGCGAACAGGCGCAGGCGGGTGCCGGCGTTGCTCGGCGCGTCGACCAGCTCGAACAGCTCGGACCCGTAGTCCCGGCGGGCGATGCGTGAACCCAGGGGCGTGGAAAGAAGGCGGGCGATCGACTGGTTCAGATGCGGCGCGCCCTCCAGGGCCCGGCCGGTGGTGTGGTTCAGGCCGATCATTGCGGCTTGCTGACGGCATTACCGTCACCCTGTTCCATGTGTGTGTGGTTGGCCAGGCTGATGGCCCCGGCCTTCACGTCGGCCGGCGTCGTGATATTCCCGCCGGCGGCGATCGCGCCGTCGACGTCGAGCTTCCCGGTCATTCTGGTGATGGGCGAGTCGATCAAGACCTGGTCGGCCACGAGGCGGGCCGACTTGGTGCGCACGGTCACCGTCGCCGGCGACTCGACCAGGATCTCGCCGCCTGCCGGCAGCACGGCGGTCAGGCGGTGCGCACGGTGGTCGTACTCGAGCTTGGCGCCGTCCGGATAGACGTGGGTGTGGGTGTCGGGGCTATCGCTCGGCGCCGGCGTCTTGGCCGAGTAGATGCCGCACAGGGCCACGGCCTCGGCCGGGTCGCCGCCTGGCGAGATCAGCAGGACCTGTTCTCCCTGGGTCGGCGGCCGCCATGCCAGCGTGGTGCCGGCGGCGATCGCCAGCCAGGGAATCCAGTTGGTCTGCAGTTCCCCGCTGGCGACACGGCACAGCGCCGCCTGGTGATTCACTTCCAGGATGGTGCCCTTGCGTGCCAGGTTAAGGAGGAGGCGGTTAAGTTCGTTTGATTGCATTCCACGATGTTGCCCCTCACGCGCGCGTAGCGCAGCAATCGGCTTATGTACCCGCTGCGGGCACATAAGCCAGGTATCGCTAGAGGCCGCGGTCCTGCCGAAAATGTTGTTTCTCGCGCGCAAGGGTGCGCGACACTTTTCAGAATGGGACAACGTGAACATGAACAGCACCACCGAGGCGGCGGTACCGCCGCTCCTCTTTAACCACCTCCACCATGGCGACGCGCTGCAGCTGTCCCGCCAACTGCCCGACGAATCACTCGACATGCTGCTGACCGACCCGCCCTACTCGTCCGGCGGCCTCCACGTCGGCCAGCGCACGCAGACCACCAGCCAGAAGTACATCTCGGGCAACGCCAAGTACCTGGACTTCGCCAGCGACAACATGGACCAGCGCTCTTGGTCGTTCTGGTGCCACGCCTGGCTGTCCGAAGTAAACCGGGCGCTGAAGCCGGGCGGCCTGGTGGTGTGCTTCATCGACTGGCGGCAGCTGCCGACGCTCACCGACGTGATTCAGGCTGCAGGCTTCATCCTGCGCGGTGTGGCGGTATGGGATAAGACGGCGGGCCGGTTCCGCCCGCGCCAGAACGGGTTCGGCCAGCAGGCCGAGTTCATCGTCTGGGCCAGCAAGGGCGCCCTGCCCAAGAGGGATGTTTATTTGCCGGGCGTGTTCCAGGCAAAGCTGGCTTTCCCGAAAAAGCACTTGACCGAAAAGCCGATCGAGATCGCAGACCAGATCGTGCGCCTGGTGCCGCCGGGTGGGACGGTAGCGGATCTGTTCGCCGGCAGCGGCCCGTTCCTGCGCGCGGCGAAAGCTGCAGGCCTGCAGTGGATCGGCTGCGAGCTAAACAGCGAAATTCACCAGGCGACCAATGCACGCCTGGCCGCGACTGAGGTCCGTCCCCAGCTGGCCGCCTGAACCGCTCTCAGGGCGCCAGGGCGTCGGTCAGCATGTCGCGGATCATGTCCCGGTCCGACTGGCTCAGGCCCAGCACCTGGCGCACGGGGTAGCGGTACATGACGCCGCCGGGCGCCACTTGGGACGATAGGCCTTCCTGGTGAACGCGCGCGATGCGCGCAACCCGGTTGCTCCAGCCGATGGAGACCCCATTAGCGTCCCGCTCAATCGTCATCATCTTGGCCGTGCGCAGCTTGGCGAACATCGCCTTAGCCTTGCGCTTGATCCGGCCCGACTTCGCCCGCGGCCGGTCTTCCGCCTTCTTCCTGGGCTTACGCGGCTCGAACGGGCTACCACTTGGCGCCTGCTGGGCTGCGATCCGCTTCTGCTGGCTGCGGCGCAGCGCGCGGCCCACATCCATGGCCAGCTTGCGGCGCGCCGCCGGCGTCAGCTTGGCCAGGAGCGGATCCGCCCAATTCTCGAAGGCCTGCAGGTCGTCCATCAGCCGATCCAGTCCGGCGCAGTTTCGACCAGGTGACGGATCTTGAGCGCGCCGGTGTTGTCCCGGGCCACGCGGACCGACTCGGTCAGCGGTAGCTCGATCGACAGGTCGTAAGTATCGTGGGTGCCATGATCGACCTCGAACGTAATGACGTTGCTGTCATCGTTCACTTTCAGCAGCTCGGGCTGGTTCACTGCCGCCCATTCCAGGATGGCCACCATCACCGGATCGGCGCTGCCGCTGATGTCGGTGAGGATCAGGTTCAGGGTGTAGCCGTACTCGAAGGACAACCCCTTGGGGCCGGGAGAGAGGACCCGCCCCTTGTCCACGAATACCAAGAGCTTGGACGGATCTTCCTGCAAGGCGGGAACGGCCGCTTTCACCACCTCGCGCAGCGCGGCCGGCTTAATCATGGCCACCGTCCCGCGCCTGGCAATCCACGATGCCGTCGACCACCGCGGCGCACTCTGCCCAGGCCGCCTCGGCCCGGTCCAGGGCCGCGCTCAGCTCACCGTTTGTCGTCGCTCTCACCGCCGGCAGCCGGCAAGGTTGCACCTTCTGACATGTATTTACGATAGGCCGCGGCGCCGACGATGGGGCCGTGTTCGCGCAGCCGGGCAACAGGGGCAGGCACAGCAGCAGCAGCCCAGGAGCGAATTTCAGCGTTTTCATCTAACAGTTTCCTCATCAGGATTTCACGTTCTTCCAGCGCGCTCCGGATCCCGTTGCGCTCACCTTCCAGCTTGGCGGCGGCCACTTCACGGCGCTGCGCCAGGTCGCGCAGCTGCGTGATGGTGCCGGCGGCGTCGTTGACCGCCTTGGTGGCCACGTCGACGTCGCTTTCGGCCTTGGCCAGCCTGGCCTGCAAACCGTCGACGTACAGATAGGCCATACCGGCGATCACCAGCACGGCCACGATCGCGCTCAGGCGCGCGCCCAGGGCGCTCACGCCGCCACCTTTTCCCGTTCGCTGTACTTGTCGTAGGCCCGCGCGAGCTTCGCGTCGTACAGGTTCCGTGCATAGCCCGGGCCGTTGTAGCCCTTGGCGAATGTCGCCCACTTGCGCGCCCTCAGGGCGGTCGCCAGGCCGGGCACATGCAGGACGTAGCGCACGAAGCAATCCAGGTGCGCGCCTTCGTTCTCGTGCATCTTCTTGACGAAGTCGATCACGCTGGCGTAGCCCAGGGCCTGCCAGTGGTAGCCCATGACCTGGAAAGCGCCCCAGCTGGCCGACTCGTAGGCCGCCTGCATGTGGATCTGCTTGGCCTGCTCGAGACGGGATTCCTCCGCGGTGCCGCCGCGGTAGCCGCCAGGCTCGGGATTGCACAGGCCCGGGTACTTGGCGGCGATCGGCGCCGGGTCGACACCGTGCTTTTTCAGCTGCTTGTAGAACACATGCCGCTCGAACAGGATCACAGGCCGGCCATCCGGCAGGAAGCCCTGGCCGCGCGATTCCACCTCGTTGACCGCCCGGATCGTGGCCATCGGCACGTCCAGCGCGGCGGCCGCGCGCTCGAGGTCGGCGGCCGACAGGTGCCGGGCCTGCGTGGCGCCCATCAAGGCCATGAACGACTTCGGACCATAGACGCCATCATCGACCAGGTTGTTGGCCAGCTGCAGGGCGATCACGGCGCGCTCGGTGGCGTCGTCATACACGCTCGTCTGGACGACGGCATAGCCGGCCTTTTGCAGGCGCTGCTGCAGCAGGGTCACATCCTCGCCGCGGTCGCCATGTTTTAGAAGGATTTTCATTTTTCACTCCAGAGAAGGCGCGCGACGTTGCCGCGCGTGCGAACGACGAACAGGGCCAGCAGGGCAGCACGGCCTGCCTCGAACGGTCCGATGCGGCCGGCGTACACCAGCAGCTCGATCGCCGAGCCGCCGGCGACCACCAGCAGCAGCCAGGCCAGCCACGACGCCTGGTGGCAGTGCGCAGCGCCGGCGCGGCGGTACAGCAGCAGCGCGCAGATGGTCACCATGTACGCCGCCAGGGCGATCACAGCGAAGGGGTTGGGCATCATGAGCCCCCTTTCTTGGTGGTAATCAAGCCGATCAGGTCGCCGGCCTTCTCGATCAGCTGCAGCGCGATCACGATGGCCAGGGCGGCGCCGAAGAAGGCGGCCACGCCGGTGGAGCGGATCGGCGTCAGGCCGACAATGTCCTGGGCGCCCTGGTAGCCGACGATCATGGAAATGACCAGGTACGCCGCGCGCTTGGCCAGCGTCAGGTCCTTGCTGCTGACCACCAGCAGCGCGGCGCCGGCGAATGCGCCTATCAGGGCGTTGCCGTCGACGCCCGGGAACAGGCTGGCCAGCCCGACGCCGGCAGTGGCGATCGCAAGGGATGATGGGAGGGGTTCGGCCACGATGGGCTCCTTTCTAATCCCACAGCTTCAGCAGCTGGGTGTTGGTCTGTTGGGTTGGGGTGTCAGGCAGATCCACCTGCAGGCCGTGCGGGAGGATCGGGCCGTGGTCGGCCAGCCCTGGGTTGAGCTCGAGCACGGCTTCGACCAGTCCGTGGGTGCGGCCGAAGTGGCGGAAGCACAGCGCGTCGACGGTGTCGCCCTGGTGCGTAACTACACGCATCAGATCAGCTCCACGGTGGTGCGCGACAGGCCGAGGATGTCGCGAATGGCCCAGCGGGCGGCGCGGCGTTCGGTCTCGACCATCGCCTCGAGCTTGTCGGCGTCGTCGTCGCCGCTCTTGGTGGCGTCGAAGTTCCGGAACCGCTCGTTCAGGTCGGCTTTGACCGTGCGATAGACGGCCGTGAGGTAGCGGCGCAGCTGCACCGCCTCGCGGTCGACCTTGGGCTCCATCTGGTCCACGGACACCACGCCGGCCAGCTGCTGCGCAGCCTTCCAGGCGGCCAGCTCGTTGTTGACGCTGATGACCGCCTCGACCACGGCATTGCGCAGGCGCTCGTCGGTCACGGTGCCGTCCAGGCGCGCGGTGAGGCGCAGGCGCGGGAGGTCGATATCGGGGAAGAAGCCGTCATTGGCCACGGTGGCGGCCTCGGGCGGCTGTTGCGGCGCGGGCGCCGGTTCGGTGGCAATGAAGCTCATGGGATTGTCTCGGGAAAGTGGGCGGTGGGCCGGCATCGGATGGATCAGGCATGGCCATCCCATCGTCCGCCGGCGCCGCCCTGGCCGGGGGGCTCGTTACGTGGTGGCGTCGTCCTTCTCGCCACCGTCCAGCTGCTTCTGCAGCCGGGCAATGTCTTGTTTCACGCCGACACGGTCGAACAGCTGGACCGCGCGCTCGAGGAACGGCAGGGCCGTGGCCGGATCGCTCTGCTGGGCCAAGCCGAGCGCCTTGTACTGCTTGGCGCGCACCTGGTCATGCATGTCGATCGGATCGGTCAGCTTGGCGACCTCCAGCAGCAGCTGGACGTCGACCGGCTGCTCGGCCTTGATCGCCTCCAGAGCGCGGTCCGAGATCTCCTCGGCCAGCACAGCTGCCAATGGCCGCTCGAAGTGGTCCGGCATGGTCAGGCCGTGCTGCAGGGCGTAGCCGGCGATCGCCAGCGCGCCGGCGAAGTCGCCTACGTCGATGCGCCAGGTCATGACCGTCACCAGCACTTCGTCCTGGGCGCCGCGGCCGCCAGCCAGCACGCCGGCCACGTAGCTGTCATAGTCGGGCAGCAGCTCGCGTTTGACGTCGATCTTGCGCTCGACCGACTGCACCGACTTGAGGCGCCGGCGATCGGCGTGCAACTTGGCCATCATCAGCTCGTAGGCGCTGGAGCCGGCCATACTGGCCGATCCGTCCGCTGCGGCCGAGGCGGCCGCCAGCTGCGCGGTCACCTGTTGGTAGTGGCGTTGCGCTGGCGTCTTCATCATTCCCACTCGGTCGTGATGTTCTCGACCAGGCAGCCGGCGCGGTAGTCCTCGACCACGTAGTCATCGTTGCTCGACTCGTAGTTTTCGACCTGGTCGCGCCTCGGGTTGTCGATCATGGCGCGGCGGCGGGCGCCGTCCTGGTAGTAGATCGACAGGTTGTCCAGGCGGGTAATCATCACGGCATTGGCCGGGAAGAACGGAACCTGAACAGCCTGCAGGCCGCCAATGCGCTTCTGGCTGATGATGACGTCGGCCGCCATCTTCTCGGTGTTCTCCTGGTCCTTGTTCACCAGCGGGAAGTACTTGTCCTGCAGGAGGCCACGGCCGCAGATCACCACCAGCTCGGGATCGTCCGCATACACCTCGTCGACCAGGTTGTTGACGGCATCCATCACCAGGGCGTCCAGGTTGGCGTAATCCGCGCCGGCGCCCTTGCCCACGCGGATCTCGCCCACGGCTGCGCCTTCCGTCATGACGCGCGCCGGCGCTTCCTCGCGGTACTTTTGCAGCCAGCCCTTGCCCACGTCCTGCAGCTTCGGATTGGTGATGCGGTTCGACGTGTCAGCGCGCTCAACGCCATTGAAGCCGATCATGATGCGATCGCGGGCCTGCTGCTTGACGATGGCATCGCGGACGCGAGTCTGGAAATCTGGGAACTTCGCCCAGGAGTCCAGCTTCGCGTAGCGCAGCGCGGTATCGAAGTTGATCTGCTGGCACTGGTACTTGTTGCCAATCAGGTCGGTTGGATCGGTGGGTACGCGGTCCTTGCTGGTGGTGTCGGTCGTGCTGGCGATGGTGCCGGTCGTACCCAGGCCCAGCTTTTCGCCCTGCTGTTCGGTGACGCCGATCATGTTGATGCGCGACAGGAAGTCACTCGACTGCTGGATGCGGGTTTCCAGCTTCTGTTGGACCGATGGGGCCACCGAGAACTTCTCGGCGGCGTTGGCCACGCCGCTCAGCTGAGCGATGGCCACCGCAAAGGCGGTGTATTTGAGGCGGGTTTCGTTACGCATGGTCTCTCCGGTAAGCGTATTGATGGATTAGCAGTCGGTGACGACTTCGTTCTTGCCGCCGGTGACCAGCGGGCGCGTAGGGGTGCCGTCCGGCGCCGCCGACAGCTTGGCGGTGAGGTCCGCGATCTGGTCGCGCAGCTCCTTGAAGCCGGCGGTCATGGCGGTCGCCGTTTCCTGGCTGTGCGTGGCGACGGCTTCCACCGCTTCATGCACGTCCTTGAAGCGCGTGTCCGCTGCCTGGTCCTGGTCTTTGGCGGCCCCGCGCAGCAGGGCCTGCACCTTCGACAGCAGCACGGCGCCGAGGCCTTTCGATTCCATGTCGAGCACCAGTTCTTCGGACGCAGCGCTGAACAGGTTGGCCGGGTCCTGCTTTTTCTTGGCCAGCGGGCTGGCGGCCGGGTTCTTGGCGGCGAAAGCCAGGATCTCGGTGCCCAGACTGGCCGGGTTGTCGGTCACGGCCAGGCCGACCAGGTAGGCCTCGCCGGTGTCGGCAAAGCTCGGGTTGATCTCGCAGGAGGTATAGATCTTCTGGCCTGCCTTGGTCATTGCCACCAGGTCGGCAGTTGGCTTGATCTGGGCGTACAGGCCCAGCTTGCCATCTGCCTCGGCGCGGGTTTCCAGGGCCAGCACGTCGCCGTAGGCTTTGAACGGACCATCCGGCACGACGCCACGGAAGTGTTCCAGGTTGATCCGGGCCCCGTAGGTGTTCACCGGGTCGTAGTTGGCGGCCATCTGCTCCAGCCAGCCGCGCTCGATGACACGGCCGTCCGTGGTGGCGCCCTCCTTGGCGATGCGGAAGAACTTGGTCTTCTCGGCGTGGTTGCTGGTGCCGCCGGCGGCCGCGGTCATGCCCATCAGGCCGAGGCCCGTGGCGAGGTCGATACCAGGCGCATGCAGGGCGGTCGCAGCCTGGGTGTCGACCGTGCAGGCCGCCAGGGCGGCGACGGCTGCAGCGGCCAGGTACAGCGGGGTATAGCGTTTGCGGATCATGTGTTCTCCAACTGGTTGATTTGTGTTGACCATAGGCATGTTGTCCTGTTGCGCCTGCTGACTCAATCAGCGGGTTATGTACTCGCGGCGAGTACATCCGCTAGTTGTCGCCCTCGCGCGCGCGTGGCCCTACGCTTCGTCCATGCTCGACAACACCACCACCGAACAACCCGATTTCGATCCCCGCCGGGCCGCGCGCGCCCTGTATTGGCAGGGATGGCGGATCTCGTCCATTGCCCGCCATTTCGGGCTGAAACGCGCCACGGTCGAGTCGTGGAAACAGCGTGATGCGTGGGATAAGTCGACCCTGCTCGAGCGCATTGAGTCGTGCGTCGAGACGCGCCTGATAGCCCTGATCTCAAAGGAGAAGAAGGACGGTATCGACTTCAAGGAAATCGACCTCCTGATGCGCCAGATGGGCCAGTCGGCGCGCGTAAAAAAGTATGAGGACACCGGACGCGAGAGCGACCTGAACCCGAACTTGGAGCGCAAGGACGCCAAGCCGCGCAAGAAGGCCCCGCGCAACGAGTTCAGCGAGGAACAGGTCGAGAAGATGCGGGAGGCCTTCCTGGACTCCCTGTTCGGCTACCAGAAGGTGTGGTTTCGCCAGGACCAGCAGCGCACGCGAAACATCCTCAAGAGCCGCCAGATCGGCGCCACCTGGTACTTCGCGCGCGAGGCCCTGCTTGATGCGCTGGAGACCGGCCGCAACCAGATATTCCTGTCGGCCAGCAAGAGCCAGGCCCACGTCTTCAAGCAATACATCATCCAGTTCGCCCGGGAGGTGTGCGACGTCGAGCTGCAGGGCGATCCAATCGTGCTGCCGAACGGCGCGCACCTGTACTTCCTAGGCACGAACGCGCGCACCGCACAGAGCTACCACGGCAATTTCTACTTTGACGAGTACTTCTGGGTGCCCAAGTTCCCCGAGCTGAACAAGGTCGCCTCGGGCATGGCCATGCACAAGAAGTGGCGCAAAACCTACTTCTCGACACCGTCGAGCATGAGCCACAGCGCCTATCCGTTCTGGACCGGCAAGCACTTCAACGCCGGCCGCGCCAAGGCGGACCAGATCCACCTGGACGTGACCCACCAAGCGCTGGCCCGGGGCCGCCGGTGCGAGGACCGCCAGTGGCGCCAGATCGTTACGGTGGAAGACGCCTACGAATCCGGGTGCAACCTGTTCGACCTGGACGAGCTGCGCCTCGAGTACAGCGCGGAGAGCTACGCCAACTTGCTGATGTGTCAGTTCATTGACGACACCGCCGGCATCTTCAAGTTCGCGGACCTGCAGCGCTGCGGCGTCGACACCTGGGAAGAATGGGACGACGTGAAGCCGTTCGCCATGCGGCCATTCGCCCACAACCCGGTATGGATCGGTTATGACCCGGCCCGATCGGGCGACTCGGCCGGCTGCGTCATCCTGGCGCCGCCGCGGGTTCCGGGTGGGAAGTTCCGGGTGCTGGCCCGCCACCAGTGGAAGGGGATGGACTTCGAGGCCCAGGCCAAGAGCATCCAGGACCTGTGCGCACAGTACAACGTGACCTACATGGCGATCGACACAACCGGCATCGGCGCCGGCGTCTATGAGCTGGTCAAGAAGTTCTATCCAGCCGTGGTGGCCCTGCACTACTCGCCAGAGGTGAAAAGCCGCCTGGTCCTCAAGGCGCTGTCCGTCATCGGCAACGGGCGCCTGGAGTGGGACGGCGGCTGGACCGACATGGCGCAGTCGTTCATGGCCATCCGCAAGACCATGACCCCCAGCGGTCGCCAGGTCACGTTCACGGCCGGCTATAGCCAGGAGACCGGGCACGCCGACCTGGCCTGGGCCTGTATGCACGCGCTGGGCAACGAACCACTGGAAGGCGGGACCGCCACCAATACCTCAATCCTGGAGATTTACTCATGAAGCGCAAGCACCACCACCGTGCAGCAGCTGCTGCACCAGCTGCTGCGCCGGCCAGCCCGCCGGCATCCGTCGAGGCCTTTACGTTCGGCGACCCGACGCCGGTCATGGACCGGGCCGAGATCCTCAATTACCTTGAATGCTTATCCAACGGCCGCTGGTACGATCCGCCGGTGTCCTTTGCCGGTCTGGCCAAGTCGTTCCGCGCCGGCGCGCACCACAGCTCGGCGCTGTACTTCAAGGCCAACATCCTCACGTCGACCTTCAAGCCGCACAAGCTGCTCTCAAGCGCCGAGTTCGGGCGCTTGGCCCTGGACTACATGACGTTCGGGAATGGCTACGTGGAGCGCCGAGACAACCGGCTGAACGGCCCGCTGCAGCTGGTGGCCCCGCTGGCCAAGTACATGCGCCGCGGCCTCGAGGCCGGGCAGTACTTTTCCCTGGACGGAACGAACGACCCCCACGAATTCAAGAACGGTTCGATCTTCCACCTGGTGACCCCGGACATCAACCAGGAGGTGTATGGCCTGCCCGAGTACCTGGGCGCACTGCATTCGGCCTGGCTGAACGAGTCGGCCACGCTGTTCCGGCGCCGCTACTACGAGAACGGCAGTCATGCCGGCTTCATCCTCTACATGACCGACGCGGCCCAGACCGAGGCCGACGTGACCGCGCTGCGCACGGCGCTCAAGGAAAGCAAGGGGCCCGGCAATTTCCGCAACCTGTTCATGTATGCGCCTGGGGGGAAGAAGGAAGGCATCCAGCTTATCCCGATCAGCGAGGTGACCGCAAAGGACGAGTTCTTCAACATCAAGAACGTGAGCCGGGACGACATGCTGGCCGCCCACCGGATTCCGGCCCAGCTGATCGGCGTGGTGCCGCAGAACGCCGGCGGATTCACCGACCCGGCAACGGCGGCCAAGGTATTCGGCCGCAACGAGATCCAGCCGCTGCAGACGCGCTTCCTGCAGTTGAACGAGTGGATCGGGGAAGAGGTGGTGCGCTTCGAGCCCTATACGATCGACATGGGGGAGAAAGCGGCCTAGAGGGTAGGAGGGTCAATATGCGCTTCGGCCCTGTATCCCACCAGGCGCACATTCCAGGTCTGCAAGGTCCGGTTTTGCGACAGGTCGTCAACCTCGATCCCGGTTACGCGGGCGATCCCCTTCTTCATCCAAAGGAAATCCGCCTGGTAGAGAGGCGGAAGCACGTCGGCGCCTTGCGCGTCGACCAGGCGCGCCACCTTCATAGTCCGGCTGAACAGCCGCACATGCATCTCTTCCAAGGAAAACTCCCCTTCATACGTCTTGAGGCGGAAGGCCTGGCGATGGCGCGGCAGCGGCCGGCCATGGCCCTCGTACAGTAGGGTGACCTGGTCTGTCATGACAGCGGTGCCTGGTGCCAGTCCGGTTTAATCCTCAAGCAGGCTGCCTTGCGCTGGCGCCGGCGCGGCCGGGTCAATCGCATCCAGTTGGATTTCCTCGTTGAAGTGCATAAGAGGCACGGCCAGCATCTCGTCGGCCTGCTGGATCAGCTCATCGACCTGTTGCGCCTGTTCGGACTCGTCCACCAGGATCTGGGCATTGAAGGACGCAAAGCGCGCGCCTCGCTCACCCTGCCAGGCCACCCGCGAGTTGATGATGTAGACGTTCGCATTTCCGGATTTCAGAACCTGGACGAATTTGCAATCACGCAACACCACGATCGTGTTTTGCACGGTGCGCTGTGAGATTCCCATTTGCTTAGCGATCGCGGCCGCGCTCATGACCACGCCGTTGGTCCCTCGAGACAACTTTGACACCATGAAATGCAGGACTGACAACGCCATCGGATGCTGAATGCCCAACTTCCACATCGCCTGGTGCGCTGCCTTATCCGACTGCAGCCAGCCTTGCGTCTTGTTCCCACGGCCATCCTCTTGCGGGAGCGTGATATTTTCACCCATCATGTCACCTTGAAATGCTATGGTTACGCATGGTAGTGCATAGATCGCGCATTTGCAACGTATTCAACCGCATCCAAATGGTATTCGATACACCCATGCTGCGTAGACCTACGCATCATGGCGCGTATTGCACTGGCCTTATTGCAACTCATAGGGTTGCAGTTATCGTTCTTACTCAGCCGCCTCTTTTTTGCGCAACTCTGCGCACACCGATTCGCAGTACTACGCACCACCGTTCGCAGTACTACGCACCACGGTGCGTAATCATCTTTTTAATCTAGCCTTAGAGAAATAAGGCTCCGTTCACTTTTTCGCAACTTATTTGCCCTATTAGGATGTTGCACCTTTTCTGGTGCTCTCCATTGACTATGAAAAGTGACTGCAACCGCCTACGGCGGTAGCACAAGGTGCCGGCCGGTTCCCGGCCTCATAGACTCAACCCCACAACACAACGGCAGCTGGACGGCCCGGCAGACCTTCGCCGGGCTACGGGTTGTCCGCGCTCAAGCGCGGCCAAGTCCTACCGGACCGGCCCTACCGGCTCACCCTGAGCGCTACGCGCCCAGGGCGTTGGGCCCTGCCGTTCCGTTGACGCTGGCCGAAACCCCGCGCCCTCTCGGGACGCGGCGGCCGCTCGTCATTACAACTCATCCCTCGAAAAACCCGGCCTGCAGCGATGGGGCGGTCCGCGGCGCCGGCATGTCGGTGTTCCGGGTTTTGATTTAAGGGGGGACACCCCCGATAACCGGGCGTGCCGGTTTCCGCAGGAAATCGGTGCGCAACCAAGCGGGAGCGCGGTAGGTGTCCCGTTAACTGGTTTCGAAGCCGTACCGACTGCAGGCCAACGACTTGACCTGGTCATCTGGTCGACCAGCTGCTGCAGGATCTCGTCCTGGTACGCATCGCCGTGCGCATCACTACGCATCTGGACGACACACAAACACCACACAAACAGGAGTATCTGCACAAACAGATGCCGTAAATACATCGTAGACGCCGTAGAACGCATCAGGTGCTGTGATTCGCTGCACACACGCTCGACCCCGTCTCTGAATTGATACGCGCTCCAAGGCGCGCTATAGCGCCCTCATAAGGGCTCTCAGGCCACCCCCCCGGGGGGGGGGGGG